CATCGCCGCTTCAACCTGTTCCAAAAAACCATTTGATAGCAAAGAAAGCCGGAAATCGGCCATGTGCATTTTGGCTAATTGTCGCCAAAAATCCGCAGGGCTATAGGCAATGTCCCCCTCTGGTAGTTCATCAGTCCGAACCTGGGCAATGCCTTGTTCGTCCCATTTTTCGTAGTAAGTGTCAACAGCAACCCACAACATAATCAATCTCCTAAAGCTTATTAAAGAACGGACTTAGCGTAATATTGCTATCTAATGGAACATGGCTTCGGGTAGCTGCAATCCATGCAGAAGTAGCGCTGTGTGGCACACAAAACACCCGACCATCCGGCAGCAAAACACCGCCAACGTACGCACCTGAACCTGGACATGTGCCAGCGGGAGTGATTAAAGTATCTGTTGTTGGGTCATAAATCCGTGCAGAAGTAGCGCTGTGTGGCACACAAAAAACACGACCATCTGGCAGCAAAACACCGCCATAATAAGCAATTGAACCTGGATATGTGCCAGCGGGAGTGATTAGCGTATCCGTTACCGGATCATAAATCCGTGCCGTAGTAGCGCTGTGTGGCACACAAAACACCCGACCATCCGGCAGCAAAACACCGCCAACGTACGCAATTGAACCTGGATATGTGCCAGCGGGGGTAGTCAACGTATCTGTTGCTGGATCATAAATGCGTGCCGTAGTAGCGTTAACTGGAACACAAAAAACACGACCATCTGGCAGCAAAACACCGCCAGCATACGCGGCTCCACCTGGATATGTGCCAGCGGGGGTAGTCAACGTATCTGTTGCTGGATCATAAATCCGTGCCGTAGTAGCGTTGGCTGGAACACAAAAAACACGACCATCTGGCAGCAAAACACCGCCAGCATACGCGGCTCCACCTGGATATGTGCCAGCGGGGGTGCTAAGGGTATCTGTTGCCGGATCATAAATCCGTGCCGTAGTAGCGCTGAAGGGCACACAAAAAACACGACCATCTGGCAGCAAAACACCGCCAACATACGCGCTTGTACCTGGATATGTGCCAGCGGGGGTAGTCAACGTATCTGTTGCTGGATCATAAATGCGTGCCGTAGTAGCGTTGGCTGGAACACAAAAAACACGACCATCAGACAGCAAAACACCGCCAATATACGCAGCTGTACCAGGATAGGTGCCAGCGGGGGTAAGCATTGCGCCACTGGTCAAACCGCGCGCTCGGTTTTTAGCAATTACATTATTAAGAATTGACTTAAACCTAGCCCAATTCGTGACTTGGCTCCCATTCCGCCATGAGTCGATGGCTTCAATGTCATCAGCGGCATTGATCGCCGTTCTAGCCGCAGCCTCATTCGCCGCCGCCAACACATTAAGCCCCGTTGTACCTGTCGTGCGGGTTGTGGCGGTGCCTGCTCCCGTGCGGTCAATCAAGCCCGTGGTAGCAAGGGCGGCAAGGGCCGCTAGGTCGGGATCGTAAGGCTGTGCGCCGATGGAGTCTGGAGTAGGTGTGGGAATGCCTTGCATGGGCTATGCCGTTGGGGTCGGGCTAAGGGTTCCCTAGACCATCCAGCACAATGATCGACTCAATCAACCCGCCGATCAACGCGGCGTCCTCAGTGCCCAGCCCCGCCGCTATCTGTTGCAATTCATCGATTGAGATTGTCCCCGCGATGACCCGTTCAGCGGCATCCTGGACGATTTTGCTTTTGTACTGTGGCCGTCCTATGGGTCTCATCGCGCCTCCAATTCTTGAATGGTGACAGGTTTAGTTGTGGCATTGACTAAGGTTTGCCTGATGAACGCCGCCCCCACGGGGTCGAGGGCTGCATACCCCTGCTCATCCATCATCCACAGGGCAAAATGTTCGGCAAACCATTCGTGCTCGTCCTGGGCACCGTAGTCCGTCACAGACCCGGCGATGTCTTCAGGGATGGTAGGAATACCGCCCTTAAAATAAACCTGGTGGCCCATTTCGTGCATATAGGTCACAAATTCCCGGCTGTCCTGGTGCATTAGGCGGGATGTTGTTGCACCCAAAGTATCGTCCAACCCCGCCGTTGTTAGAAGGTTGTCGGACTGCGCCTCTAGCCGGGTTCCATCCACCGTAAAGCGACCCTCTCTGCCCCGTGCCGTAGACGTAATAACAAGGTGATTGTAGTAGGCGTTGGTATACCCAGCTGCCGTAGGATCGGCAATGACATGTTCCCTGAGGTTGCCAAACGTAGCGACAAAGGCTTTGTCTTGCAACTGAGATTCAGCCACCTTGAGCCAGTCCGAATTGGATAAATCTGGGTCGTGTATCAAAACCTGGATATTGTTGCGATTGACAAAATCCCGAAACATCTGGGCACGTTCCGCCCCGCCCTCGGTTTGGATAGCATTCAATCCATCATTCAGGGCATCCCCAGACAGGCGAGGGTTGTTGCTAACCACATGATTCTGAGGCAAGGCTGTACGAGGATTCTGCCGGGGTGTCGGGGGCTGTGCAGTGGGTTGGGCAGTGGGTTGGGCAGTGGGTTGGGCAGTGGGCTTCACCACCGCATCCCCAGGACTCCACACGGGCTTTGGTGCGCTGGTCATTCCCCGCTGTCGTTCCCAGGGCGTGGGGCGGTCGGTGGGTGTTGTCCCTAGCGCGGCCATCTCGGCTAGGCGTTGCTGGTGGATCTCGGTCACCGCCTCATCGTCCGTCCAGCCCCGTTGCTGCCATTTTTCTGAATACGGTACGCTCAAACAGCGGCACCTTGGATGGGCCGGGATGATGACATCCTCGATCCGGTAAACCTTGCCTTCCCTGGCCAAACAATAGGCACAGAGCCTATCTGAGCTTGTGGTGAACCACTGCACCAACTCGATGCCGTTCTCCTGATACCGCTGTTTTGCCGCCGTATTGAAAGCGCTGGACATCTCGGTACGGGCGATGGTTTCGGCCTTGGATTTGGTCGTCCCCACCTGGTCGCGCAATGCCTTGGCCACCTTGCCCGTACCCCAACCCTGAATCAAGCCCTGCTCCACAATTCCACTGGCGGCGTTGCGAAAATCCTCAGAGTGACGGTACAACCGCTTCACCCCGTCTCTGGCCTGGGCTACCGCTGCCTCGACCGGAATAGCCGTGAACTCCTGGAGGGGATACCCCGGCTCCCTTGCGCGGATCAGTTCCCCCGCCAAGGTGCCCCCGTTCATGTGGCTGATGTTAAGCGCCTCGGTAAACAGCTTTTCGTATTCGGCCTGCTGCTCTGGGCGAATGATGTTTAGGGCGTCTCCAAGGGCATCCATCAGCAGTAGGCGACGTTGAACGGCGTACAGGCTCCCCTGACTCTCCCATTGGGGGTATAGGGCGCGTAGTTCCCGCTCTAGGTTGCGGTAGGCCACGTCTAGGGCCATAGCAATGCGGTCGGCTACGGCCTCATCCAGGTTGCGCTGGGCCTCGTCGTAGCGCTCGACTAGCCTCTCAATTTCGACGAAACTTTTAGCCATTAAACATCACAAGCTCCAGCCACAGAGCCATCAGGACAAACACTAGGCCGATCAACAGATAGCCCCACATGCTTTGCCTCCTCAAACTCAATCCAACGGTTTAGGTACTCTCGCGCCTTCAGTAGGTCGGGCAACGCTGGCCCCTTGTGGCCCGCCCGTTCCACGTATTTTTGGATGTTCCCCATCAGAGCATCGGTTTTCCCGGTGTGCAGCCAATGGGCGATGAGGTCATGGTCGCCTGCGTTGTAGTAGCCGGGGCAGGTGGTCATCGCGCAATCCTCACCCGATTACTGCCGCGCATCTCCTGCTCAATTTCCCGCCGTTCGTCTGGGGTAAACAACGTCCGTAGGATTCGTAGGGCATACCGATCCATAAGATTCTGGTGGCCCGCATTACGGCCCCCTGGCTCCCATCGCAACACATCAGCCTGGATTAGCCCGCCTTGGTCGGCCCCGGCATCCAGGGCGGTCTCTGCGGCCTTCCAGGTGGTGATCCAGCCTTCAACGGTGGCAATGATGGGTTCGCCGCTGATGATGGGCAAACGCTCCAGTTTGCGCTGCACCAATTCCACCCACCGAGGCGCGTCAGCAGGTAGGCCCAGGATGGTGATTACGTCCACTTTGGTTTGGTCAATGTCTGTCCAGGGCATTACTCAGATTCTCCCTGTAGTGGGTCGATGGCCTCTTCTAGGGCTAGGGCGATCTCTGCGCTGTATTCCGCCTCAATGATGGCCATTAGGCTGTATTCCCAGCCGTCGGGGTGTTTCTCCACGCCAAGCGCATCACCAATGGCTTTGATGGGCTTCCAGCCCTGGTCGGCGTACAGTTCCCGCAGTTCTGCCAACCGGATTAGGGCCGGGGTAAGGTCGGGCGTTTCTGTGGCCTTTGGGGCTGGCTCTGGAACAGAGGCGACGGGCTTGGGTGGGTAGCGGCGAGAGTACAGCATGGGGAGTCTCCGGGCGACAGGGGTAGGGTTCCCTAGGCCACAAAAAACCCGCCTGGTGAGGGCGGGTCATTGGCCTTTATCGCGTAGCAGAGGTATCTAGGCTATTTTAGCCATTGGTTTTGAGTTCCAGAAGGCGGACGTTCTTTTTTTCGTAGACTCGTGTCCAGTTGTTGGCAGTGGACAGTTCGGCATTGGTGGGGCTGTCCCCGGCCAACGTCGCGCCATTCCATTTGACCCCAACCGGGTGCATAATCATCTGCTTCCGGTAGGCCATGTACTCCTCACCTGCCAAGATATCTTCGTCGAACTTAACGGCTTCGTCTGCCCCGATATCGCCCTCGCCAAAGGCAATCGAGCCATTGCCAAACAGGTAGGTGCTGTACACAAACCCGCTGGTTCCGCCAGCCACTTTGGGCAAGCGGTCATCGACGATCAGGGACTTACCCTTATAGGTACGGATGGGGGCGGCGTTTTGCTCAGAGGGTGCCAGATACTCAATCTGGTTTTGCTTCTCCAGTTCGTAGAAGATGTCGCTATGCACCGCCATGCCCTGAATGGCCTCCACCTCATCGCCCAACAGCTTCAGGGCATCCAGGGACGCGCCAGAGCTAATCAGGTTGGTCGAGGCGGCGTTGGCCCCGTCTGCGATGGAACGATCCAGGACGTGCTGAGCGGCCATGGTGGTACTGGCAAACACGCCTTTCAGTAGGGAAATCAGGGTATCCTGCATATCCCGAACCCAGTAGGCGGCGACCCGTTGGGCAATGGCTTCGGTCACGTCAGCACCGGGCTTATACCGAGCGAGTTGGGACGTACCCCACACCTTACCCCGGCGTAGAATGACGGCAACATCAGTGGAGGCGGTGATGTTGTTGACGGTCAACGGGACAGTCTCAGAAAGGATTTCAGAAGCCCCGGTTAGATCCTGGAAGAAGGGCATATTGATGGTTGCCCCGCCACCGCTGGCCAGTTCGGCATAGGTGGAGTCGGTATCCACAATGCCGGACTGAATCAGGGCTGATTTCGTCGCGGTAAGTTCTTGAATGTACGGCACCCAAATTTGGGGGACGACTAGATTACCGATTGTCGTAGCGGCCATGGTTTTGATCTCCTGAGGATGTTAGGTGTGCTTGCGCCTTGGCACAGCCTCAGGCGTTATCGGTCGGTGGTATGTCCCACTGGGACGGAATTCTGTTGCCTACAGGGTTCCCACGGGGCACCCTAGGCGGCTTTAAGCTTCAAAGGGGTTGTACCAAACGACTAGGCTTTTGGTGCCGTTGTAGGTCGCGGCACTGGCATCGACGCCGCTGGTATTCTGGCCAATGGCAACGACGGGGGACGCCACGGGCACCGCCCCAAGGCTCACCGATTTGACCTGTGAGGCTTGGTTGATGGGGGCGGGGAGGCCGATCACGTTGCCTACACCCACCTTCAATTGGTCTGCACCAGCCCCAACCGTGCCCGTCACGCCGGATACGGTGACACTGGCGATGGTGTGGTAGATGGCCTTGCCCACAAAGCCCGCCTTGAGTTGGGCCAAGGTGGCAACCTCTGTCACCACCAAGCCTTGGGGCGTCTTACCCACAATGGTCAGGATGGCGGCGGTCACGCTGTTGTTGGCATCGGTGAGGGTGGCGGTGAGGTTGCGGGGTACGTCTGGCTGGGCGGCAATGACCTGGGCACCGTTGGCCAGGTCAACAGCGACTACAATGCGGTCATCGTCTGCGGCAATGGGGGCACCAAGGGCGGCGGCGGTCATCCCCGGTAGCCCTCGGACTTGGGCGCGAATGGTGGTCATGGTGGTTCATGGGTTTGGGTCAGGGGTAGGGTTCCCTAGGCCCGCAAAAAAGCCCCGGCAGGGAGTACCGGGGCTAAGCCGAACATGGGACGGGGGTAGGGTTCCCGCCTACACCCTAGCCAGCGTTACCCGTTCCGCTTGGTCTTGGTATTTGCGGCCCTCGTAGGTGGTTTGGCAGGGTTCGCCCTCGAAGAACAACAGTTGCACCACGCCCTCATTGGCATAGATCCGGGTATCGGCACTGGAGGAATTGGAGAACTCTAGGGTTAGATGCCCTCGCCATCCCGCCTCCGCCGGGGTTAGGTTGGCGATGATGCCGCATCGCGCATAGGTGGACTTGCCAATGCAAAGCACCGTCACATTGTCCGGCACCTCCAGGCGTTCCACAGCCACCCCCAGACCGTAGCTATGGGCAGGCAGGATGAAGTAGTCGCCCTGTTCATCGCTGTGCAGTTGTACGGCCTCCAGGTTGCGCTCAGAGAACCGTTTCGGGTCTACCACAGTGCCGGGAATGTGGCGGAACACCCGAAATTCAGCAGGGCTTAGGCGGATATCGTAGCCGTAGGATGAGAGGCCGTAGCTGATGACCGGATGCCCCGGCATCCCATCGCGTTCCACCTCGCGCACTAGCAAAGGCTCAAACGGCGTAATCATGCCCTGCTGGGCCATTTTGTGAATCCACAAGTCAGGCTTAATCACCATTCCCCCCTTAAATCCATCCACCACCACCGAAACTGCCTCTTCCATTCAGAAAAGCTTTGAGGACATCTCCAGTGTAATAGGCGGATCCAGTGTGGGTAAAACTCAAGGTAGCCAATTAGATCCGGAGGACGGGTTCCTCTAGGCCGTTCCAGTTCAATCGAAAAACCGCCATCCCTGTCCATCCGGAACGTCAGCCAGAGCCAGGGAAGATATAGCGCACCCCCACCATGCCAGAGGTCGATCATTTCCCAGCCTCCTGCTTCAGACGGTTGTACAGGGCTTGGTTGGTTTTGTAAAGCTGCATTTGCTCAGTCAGATTCCCGGTTTTGAACGGGTTGGGGACGTTGCTCCCCGCCCCACTACCGCCACCGCTGCCCGTGCTGCCATTGCCAGACCCGCCCTTGGGTTTGAATAGGTACGCCTCACTAGGACGGCTGGCCAAGTCCTGCACAAACTGGGCTGGGGTTTGGCGGTTGAAGTCGCCTAAGTCGATGTACAGCCCCCCATCGTCATCCAGGGCAAAGCGGTCGCCATGGAGCTTGAGGAAATGCGATGGGTTGATGACGCCGTACTCAAGTTTGCTGAGTTCAGCGATGGCCAGTTCCCGTAATCGGGCCTGGGCAGCGGCGGCTTTTTCGGCCTCGCGTTCGGCCTCAATGGCTGCGCGTTCGGCCTCAAGTGCCTCCATCTTTTTCGCAAAATCTAGCTCTAGTTTTGAGCGCACCTGCGCAAACTTGGCTTCTAGGTCGTTGGGCGTTTCGCCGTTTGCCTGAGACTTAGCCAGGGCTAGTTCGGCCTCGATTTGCTTAGCGGCGTCCTCAGCCTGCCGCGCCCGTTCCTTGGCCTGCTTGGCTTCGTTCAGGAGTTCGTCACGGTTGGCTAGGATGCGTCGTTTCTCGGCTTCGAAGGCGTCTGCTGCTGTGGTGAGTCGGGTTAGCTCTGCCTGCACCTCGGTGGTGAGGTATTGCAGGGCTTCGGGGAGATCGGCAAATTCAGTTTTTAGGGTAAAGGTCATAGTCCCACAAGGAGGAAGGCCACGGGCCTAGGTCGGGGTAATTGTTCCCTAGAGCGATGCTTTTCTGAGGATGGCATCAACGTGGGCAATGCTGGACTCATACCGCCCTAGATGGGTACTCCAAGCAATGGGCCACCATGCCCCGTCTGCGTCCTTAAGCATGGTTCTTTCTGGATTTAGCGCTACCCCAGCGTCCCAAAGCACTTCCGCGTTTAGGTTGGAATCTCGTAAACGTAAGATGGCCTTTGTCATTCTGCATCACCCTCTAGCCCCTCCTGGGGTTGCATCCGTGGCAGTTCCCCCTGCAAAACCGCATCGGGCACCACGGGCCTCGCCGCCTGTTCCTCAAACTCCCCGTCTAGGCGCTCCATCTCGGCCTCTACCGTCCAATCATCGGGGAGCCCGATCTCGCCCTGGTGTAGCAGGTGTAGGAACGTTTCGGTGCTCAGCTTCCCGGCATTCACCACGGCAGTGAGCGCCCCAATCATCGCCGGATCCATCGTGGATAGGTCGAAATCGCGGTTAACGGTGGTGGTTGGGGCTTTGGCAGGGTCAAACCCCATGTAGGCACAGTGTAGGCGCAATGCCCCGTCTAGGGATTGCTGGAGGTTCTGGGCTAGGATGCTTAGCTGCGAGTCCCCCTGGCTACGATCAAGGCGCTTGGCCTCGGCGCTTTCCCCCACATTCTTTTGGGTGGTCATCGTGGACAAGCCCAGTTGCATCATTTCTGCAACCAAGGATTGCAGTCTTTCAAAGTTGGGTTGGAAGGCGGCTGGGCTAGGGTTTGACCATTCGGCCCGTGCCTCTGGGCTAGAGATGCACACCGCCTCATCCACGCTGCCCACCTGGCCAATATCTTCAGGGTTACAGCCAAAGAAGAACAGTCTGGGGACGGCGGCGACGTGCAACGAATTGTCCATGTCCGCGCTGATCTGGTAGTGGCGGATATTGAGGTGCAATACCTCCATCATGGGGGGCGGCGTTTTCATGCCCCTGCGGTCGGTGTGGAGGAACACGAATGGCAGTTCTGTGAGGCCGTTCAGGTCGAGGACGCCTTCGGCTACAACCTCCCATTCTGGCTCGTCCTTGTCGTTTTCTTGCCAGGTCTGCCACGTCACCCCGCCATCCGCCACGGTGTACACCATCACCTGTTCTACCTCCACCTCGCCCCAGTCCCCATCGGGCAGCGTCACGGTTTGCAGTAGCCGGACTTGCACCCGCAACTTCCGACCATTGTTGAGATTGAACCGTTCCCCCAGAATGCGCGGGGCGGGGTATAGGCTCCAGTAGGGGCGCATCCCCGCCGCCATCTCATCTGCCCTGGTAGTGATGCCGTCAGCACTGGGGTAGATCACCTCAATCCCTGCGCAACCGTAGTCGATGGCCTGACACAGCGCCTCGAATGCAAACTGCTGTAGGTCACTCCCCGCTTGGTCGATGTCGTCTAGGTGGCCCCACACGGGCATACCATCCTCGCCCTCGCCGGGGCGGAATCCTACCAAGGTTTGGAACTCATCCTCGGTCAGCCCTCCGGTGTTCTGCACCCGGACGGGCTTGCGTAGAATCTGACTGGCAAAGGCTCTCACCAATCGGGTGTAGATCGGCGTTAGGGTGGCCCGCCCTAGACGCCGCTGATAGGTATCGTCCGCCTCTCCCGGTTCCTTGGGGAGATACGTTTCCCCGGCCTCGCGCATCGCCCTGGTGCCACCTCGCACGGCATCCACATCGGCCCAATCCGTCGCTAGGCGCTGATAGTCCAGACTGGGGGTGCGCACGGTAGGTTTATCGACCTCCTTCCCCACGATGGAGCGGGCCGTAGTGCTGGGGCCAGGGGTGCGATAGAGATGGTCGCGCTGGTAGTTTGTGGGCATGGCGGTGCATGGGTGGCTGCGGTCATGGTTCCCTAGCGGTGCAAACCCCCTAAAACGTCGAATCCCCCGGTGGGCGAAACCACCGGGGGGTATGGACTGTCTGAGCTCGCGTCGCTGGCTGGAGGGCGCTGATGGATCGGCGGGGGTGGTAGGGGCAATAAGAAATCCCCGCTCAGGTGCTCCACTAGGGGCCATGGCGGGGATCCGAGTTTATTGGGTGCTCTCCCAGGGAGCGTTTTACCAGGTTCCCTGCTGGGGCCAGTTGTAACGGCACTCCGACCGGCAGGACTCTTTGTTGATAACCCAGGCGCTGCATCACTGGGGCTTCATCGGACAGGGCGGGCTAGATTCGTCACCTCCCCCCTACCTTTCGCTAACGTCGGCGGCGGGGTTCCGATCTCCTGTCCTCCACCCCTTCAATATCCCACACTTGAGAGCAACTGTCAAGGGGTTTGGAAGAAATTCCCAAAATAAGTGTCACACCCCAACTGTCACACAACCCCCAAACCTAGGCGGGGTCATCGGTTGGGGGTGGTAGAGGCAATAAGAAATCCCCGCTCAGGTGCTCCACTAGGGGCCATGGCGGGGATCCGAGTTTATTGGGTGCTCTCCCAGGGAGCGTTTTACCAGGTTCCCTGCTGGGGCCAGTTGTAACGGCACTCCGAC